TGCCCCTTTCTTGGAATGGGTTGCCCGAGAGGCCTCGCAGCTTTGCGAGGCTGTCGGCGCCAACCGGTGTGAGGCTCACCTCGCGGACGATCCACGAGGTCACGACATTCATGGGCCCGGTGAACGACCGGCCCGAGATTCGGACGGTTTTACCGGCGGGAACATACTGCTTGCGCAGCGGCGTCGCTCCGACCGACAAATCCTTAATGTGTTTCTTCTTCACCTTCTGAAAGGCCCGCTCGGCTCGATCGTCCGTGTCGAACACGGCCGTGCACAGGAGTTGATCCCCCTGCACCCGCAGGTTGATCGCGGAGCCTAGAACGTCTTCGGTACTGCTCCGTTTGTGCGCGTCGAGGAGCGGCACGGACTCCGGAAATTGCGCGCCAGACATGAGCAGCACTTCCGGGATCATTTCTTTGCGCACCAAGTCCGGAGCGAGGATCGGCTGCTCGGTGGCTGCGACGCCATCGATCGAGCGGGCCGCGTCGTTGAGCGTCGAGTAATCCGCGGCAAATGCCCGGCAAATGATCTCTGTTTCGTCCGCGCGATTCGTCTTAGGCATTGCTGATCCTTTGCTTGCCGCGTGGTGGTGATGCCGGCGTCGCCGGCTCCTCCTCGGCCGGCGTCAGCCCCAGTGACTTGAGATGCTCGTGGTAGGCGGCCTTCTGCTCCGCGAGTTCGAACGCATTCCGGCCGCGGCTGGCCGCCTCGATCTGCGGCGACGAGGTCCCATTCTCGATGGCCATTCGCGAGGCCTCTTCGTCGTCCTTTTGATTGATCGAAATAGCCACGGGGCCCGACCAATCGGCCGCCAGGTAGCTCGCAGAATCAGTCACGTCTGAGGGCGAGAATCTGCGGAAGTCCATTGCCTCGTCGAACGCTCCAGAGAAGACGGCCACTCGCATCACGTCTTCGTAGACAGGCTGGCACACTTCCTGACACAGCCACTCCTGGACAACTTCGATCTCCCGCCAGGCGTCGTTATCTGCCGATTTTTCGGACGAGAACGACGACTCGCGGTAGTCGTTCGTAATTGAGCTTGCCTTGATCCCTGGCAGGCAACTCGCTAATCCGCGAAGCAAGTGCGTGATGAATGCTTCCGCCTGGCTGTTGGGCCGTTGCGGATTGAACCCCTCGATCCGTTCGCCAGGGGCGAGGTCGGAAAGGAACATGCCGGGCTGCATTTCCGTGATCGGATTGCCATCCTTGTCGTACCCTGAGGATCGCGCCGGAGTATTGAGCCCGCCGGCATAGCTGGAAGATGGCTGTCGGGTGATCGCAGCGACAACACAAGCGCCAACAGTCGCGGCAACCATTTCGTTTTCTTGGTAGTCTTGGATGTCGCGGAGCTGCAGAATTGCCGGCGCCAGCCAGGTGTAGCCGCGGATCTGGTCCGGTCGATCCTTACGGTACAGGTGGATCATGTCTGAGGCGAGAATGCGACGCGGGACGTCGCGAAACGTGAACATCCGCGGATCCTGCGGATGATAGTCGTAAACGTGATAGGCGACCCGTTCGCCGGTCGGGCTGAACTCGATCCCGCGATACACATAATTTTCGCGAGAAACTCCAGGCAACTGCCGGGCCACAACCGCATCTTCGATTAGCCGCTCACAAGCGACGAGGTCGACGGTGTAGCTGCCGTCGCTGCGATACCGCCGGTGAAGCAACACCTCTCCCGACAGTATGACCTCTTGCAGGGCCAGGTGAAGTTGTTGAGTGAATTTCTGGGTCCGATCGAAATGGGACCAAACGGTTTTGGCGCGGTTTCGAAATTCATTGTCCGGCTTACCGTTCTTCGAGGCCTGCGACTCCGGCTTGAGCCCGCAGCCGATGATCTGAGCAATCGCCATCCGAACGAGTTTGCGGGCGTAGACGTTGTTTTCGTAGAGTTGCCAGGCTCGCTCGCGAGCGTTGCGCACATGCCGCCAATTCCGCTGCTCGCCAGAGCTCGCCTTGTTTTGGAATCGCTCCGTCAGTCGGTTATCCCGGCCTGCGTCGAGGTCGCGAAGAATATCCAGCGACCTCCGGGCCGCTTGGCGAGACAGCGCCGCCTGCGGACTGAAGACACCAACCACACGATCGACGAAGTCGGCAATCACGAGGGTCTGCTGATCCTCACCACACTGAAGCCACTGCCGGAGGCTCGGTTAATACGTGCCTGCAGCTCATCGCGGCGTTTATAAAGCACTGCGAGACTCTCGTGCCTGGTCCGTCGAGAGCCGACGCCGTATTCGATCGCGGCTTCCGCTTTCTCGATCGCCGCTTCGACGCCGGCCAGTTGTTCTTCGAGAGTCTTTGCCATGCCCCTAGTATCGTTGCGGGCGAGGAGCCTGCGAGGGTGTACGTACCATGCTGGTACAGACTTTTCCGGCTACTCTGGATTGACGGCTGGCTGGAAAACCACTTTCCACGTCTTGCCGCAACGCGCGCATTTCATGAAGCGAATACACACGCGGGTGTGATAAGCGAAACCAACGCCGCGGTGCTCTCCCCAGCACCATAGGCACTGTTTCCATTTTTCTACCGGCGATGCCACGGCCGTCCGTCCGCTCGCTTCATCGCTGGCGCTGTCGACTGGAGCGGATTTTCCTGGAAGCGAATCCCGAGAATCGCTGCGGCTGCCAGTTGGTACACTTCGCAGTCCAGCCAGTGATTTTCCCGCCGAATTCTTTTCCACTTTCTTGTGTATCTTCCCCACGAATCTTGCTCCTCTATCCGGATTTCTGCCGTAAGGTGCCGTGCATAATCGAAGCCGGTCTCGGCGTGCAGAAGCCACGCGCCGGGCGAGTCGACGGGGATCTTGAGCTTGAGCTGCAAATTGTCTTTCCAATGATCGGTATCGACGACCAGCTTTCCGTGATCGTATCTGGCTGGATACAAGAGCTTTGCCCCGTCCCTGCCGATCAATGGCGCCCACGAGTTCTCCTCGCAAAAACGGAGCGTTTCCTCGGTCCGATAGTTGGCGTCGATGAAACCATGGGTGACCTGAACCTTTTCTCGTTTGGGTTTTGGCCCGAAGTACTGCTCGCGAGTGATCGCGGCGAGTTGCTCGAAGGTCTGCACCATGCCATAACGGACCAGCCAGCTCGTCTCGTAAGCGCCCCATGCCCGCAGCAGATAAAAAAGGCGATCTTCCTGGACGTCAGCAGTAATTATCACCGCGATGGGTTGTTGCGGGATCTCGCCGGCAGAATACTCAGCGCGGTGAGCAAGTATGGCTTGCTCGTCTGCGACTTCGCCGTTTTCCCAAGGTTCCGCAAGCCAACTGTTGACGAAGTTCTTGAGCGAGCCAGGGTTGCCTTTCGAAGCGAGAAACTGGCAGGCTACCGAGCCGAAGCGGAGGTCGCCGAGCTGCGAGTAGAGTGAGTTGAGGTGATAGCTCGTATTCTTCGCTTGCCGCGGGGCACTTGTCGGCTCCCAGAACCCATCGAGTAGCATCTGCCGCTTATGTCGATCGAGGATGCGATCACCGCAGTGTTCGCACTCATACCAGGTCTCGCGGAAGACGCGGTCCATATCCCACGCTGGGCCATCGTCGTCTCCTTTCGGGAGCCGGCACTCCTCGGGCCATTTCACTTGCCCCCATTGCAGCCGCTGCGGCTGTTGGCAATGTGGGCAAGGGCACATGTAGTACCGTTGATCGCCGGCCAGGAATGCCCGCCAGATCTCGCCTGTCTTCAGCGTCGGTGTCGACGTCTGCAGTATCTTGCGATTCCAGAAGGTTTTCACACGCTCGCGCGCGAGATCCGCCAGGCCGGCTTCTTTCTCACTCGCCCCAGGGAACTTGTCGAGCTCATCGAGCCGGAGCCGGCGTATCGGCGTGCTCGATAAGTTTGCCGGCGAGTTGCCGCCGACGATGAACAAGTCCATGCGGTCGAAGTTGATCTCGAGCTGCTTAAAGGCAGCCTTCGAAGTTCGCTTGCCGGTCCCGCTCATCGGAATGTGTTGCTTGATCGAAGGGCAATCGAGGAACATCGGCTGCAGCCTGGTCGTCGCGAACCGCTTGGCCAGGTCCTCCGTCGGCATTGCCCAAAGTGACGGACCTGGATCCTGGTCGATTTCCCAGCCGAGGGTAATGGCCTGCCAGATGGTTTTGCCGATCTGCGTGCCCGTGCATGCGGAGATCACCTCGACATAGGGATCCGCGACACGATCTGCGAGCTCGCGAAGGTACGGTGTGCGCTCGAAGCGGAACAGTCCCGGCTCGGCTGTGACGCGAGCTGACAAGTAGAGTCGTTTCTCCGCCCACTGACTCGGACTAAGCCGGTCCGGCCGGCGGTAAACGCTCAGGATCTTCTGGCGGTATTTGTCGCGGACGTTCGTCGCTACCATCTTGAGCCAGTGACGCGAGCGTATCGTCGATCGCGTCCTGGACAATCCTTTCTGCCAAGGTCGGGTCGTCGAGGTGTAGCAGCCTGGGTGATATGGCTCGCGCTAGGCCTACGAATCGCTGGAAGATGACCGCATGGATCTTCGCATTCTCGGCCGCCACCTCATCGACGTGGATCAAGACTCCTTCTCTCTCCTTGATCTGCAGCTCCAGCAGCTTGCTTTTGAGCCGGCGGAACTTGAGATCTTCAGCATGCTTCGCAAGCAGCAGTTGAGCGCCTGGGCTGCCGGCCGGAAAACTGTCTCCCTTCGGCCGGTTCTTCGCGGTCGCCTTGTGCGCCTCGACCCATTGGCTGCGATCGGGCTCTGCGGCCGGCATGCCGCTCTTGATCCAATCGAGGATCGTCGTCTTCGGGACGCCGAGCTCGCTGGCATGCTGCTGGACGGTGAGCTTGCCGTGTTTCGTGGGTTTTCTGGGCATGCGGCCCTTATCTCAGACAAATCGCGCGAGATCACGCTACGATCCGCCCTCCATCAGCAGCAAAAGCAGCTCCTTGTCGCTGCGTAGTCCCTTCGCATCTTTCATCTTCCGCCAGCGTTTGAGCTCGTTGGCATTCATTGCGAACGTGAGGGAGTAGCGATCTTCAGACGGGATCAGACCATCATCCCCTTGA